CGACCACGAGGCTCGGCATCTGCTGGGGATGCTGGGCATCAGTGTGCATTGATCGGCACCACGCCGAACGGCATCCGCGCGGCCGGTAACGCGCGAGAGGGAAGACGGATGGGAATCAGGATCGAAGTGACGCAGCCCGATGGCACGCAAGAGGTGCATGAGGGCAACGAGGACACCACGCCCGAGGCAGACGAGGGCGAACAGGTCGCGGCGGCTCAGGGCGCACCAGACACGCCTGACCCGTCTCCCCAGGCTGATGCCCCTGCAGCCGCCGCACCCGACGAGGTGACCGTCAGCATCGGCGACGAGTCCCCGCCAGCCGAGGACGAGGAGCGCGCCGCCCCTGAGTGGGTGCGCGACCTGCGCAAGCAGCACCGCGAGCTGCAGAAGCGTGTCCGCGAGTACGAGGCCCGCGAGCAGACCGCGCCGATCGCGCAGAAGCCCGTGGTCGGCCCCAAGCCGAAATTGGAGGATCACGACTACGACACCGACAGGTACGAGACGGCACTGGAGGCGTGGTACGCCCAGAAGGCCCAGGCCGACAAGGCCGAGCGCGAGGCGCAGGCCCAGGTCGAGGAGGCGCAGCGCGCCTGGCAGGCCAAGCTCGACGGGTACGGGAAGGCCAAGGCCGACCTTAAGGTGCGCGACTACGACGAGGCCGAGCACACGGTCATGGAGACCCTGAACGTCACGCAGCAGGGTGTCGTGCTGCAGGGCGCGACGAACCCCGCGCTCGTTGTCTACGCGCTGGGCAAGAATCCCAAGCGCGCCAAGGAACTCGCCGCGATCACCGACCCGGTGCGGTTCGCGTTCGCCGTTGCCCAGCTGGAGATGCAATTGAAGGTCACCCCCCGCACGAAGCCACCCGCGCCCGAGCGCAGCCTGCCGGCAGGCACCGCGCCTGTCAGCGGCGGATCAGATACGACGCTGGAGCGGTTGCGCGAGGAGGCGGCGCGTACCGGCGATATGACGAAGGTGGTGGCGTACAAGCGGCAGTTGGCGGCGAAGGTGGCGAGGGCTTGACGCCCCGGCCGAGTGTGGTACATTCGGCCCAATCGCACCGGGTTTCGCCAGCCCTCAAGTGGCAGTAGCGACCAGATCACGAGTGGCCGCCCGACTCCAACGGGGTGAGTAAGCAGGCGCGGCAGTAGCCGCAATCGTTCACTCATTCCGATCAGGAGCCCACACCGTGGCCAACTCATTCAGCAAGGAAGAGCGCGTCCAGTTCGAGTCGATTCTCGAAGGCTTTCAGGACGCCCTCGTGCTTTCCCGCAACGTCGCCGTGTTCAACACGGACCAGACGATGATGGAGCGGACCAACAACGTCATCTGGCGTCCGCAGCCGTACATCTCCGTGTCCTACGCTGGCACGGACATGACGTCGAACTTCGATGACTACACCCAGCTCACCGTGCCCGCCACCATCGGCTTCGGCCGCTCGGTGCCGTGGATCATGACCGCGACCGAACTGCGCGATGCGCTGCAGGAAGGCCGTCTGGGTGACGCCGCCAAGCAAAAGCTCGCCTCCGACATCAACGTCGCCGTCATGAACGTGGCCGCGCTGCAAGGTACGCTGTTCGTCAAGCGTGCGGCTGCCGCCTCGGGCTTCGATGACGTTGCCGAGTGCGAAGCCATCATGAACGAGCAAGGCGTGATGGACACCGACCGTTACCTCGCGCTCTCGACGCGCGATTACAACGGCATGGCGTCCGATCTGGCGAAGAACACCCGCAGCTTCGGCAACGACATTTCCGACAGCGCGCTGCGTCGGGCGTTCGTGGGCCGCGTGGCGTCGTTCGACACCTACAAGCTCGACTACGCGCTGCGCAAGACCGCTGCTGCGGGTGGTGGTGGCATCCAGGTGTCCACGCTCGCCGCTGCCGGCAACTACTGGGTGCCCAGGGCCACCAGCGTGGCCGCGACGGGTGAAGTGTCCAACGTGGACAACCGCTACCAGACGATCACCGTCACCTCCAGCGCGAGCGTGGCGGCCGGTGACTCGTTCACCATCGGCGGCGTGTTCGCGGTGCATCACATCACCAAGCAGAGCACGGGCCTGCTGAAGACGTTCCGCGTCATCAGCGTTCCGGCCGGCGGCACGAGCCTGGTGATCTCTCCCCCGATCATCTCCAACCAAGGCGGCAGCGATGCCGAGGCCCAGTACCAGAACGTGACCATCCCGACCCCCTCGGCCACCTCTCCGGTGGTGTTCCTGAACACCGTGACGGGCTTCATGAACCCGTTCTGGCACAAGGACTCCATCGAGATCCTGCCGGGTCGCTATGCGGTGCCGAGCGATGCCGGTGCTGCGGTGATGCGTGCTTCGACGGACCAGGGAATCGAGCTGGTGATGACGAAGCAGTACGACATCAACACGATGAAGACGAAGTACCGGCTGGACACGCTCTACGGCGTCGTCAACAAGCAGCCGGAAATGTCTGGCATCGTCATGTTCTCGCAGACCTGACGCCACGCGGGCCGGTTAACACCGGCCCGCATCGCAACGAAACGAGGTACACAAAATGGCCTACGCAACCATCCAGCCGCAAGGCAACGCTACCGTCGTCCTGACGGCCAACCAGCGCATCGTCGTGCAGACGCAGGGCGTCGGGCAGGTTTACCAAGTCGTCGGTTATCCCAACTACCCGACGCAGAACAGCCTGCTGCAGAGCGTCAACAACACGACCTACACCTCCTCGGCGTTCGCCAACGGGGCCACGGTCTACATCGAGGCCGGCGACTTCCCGGTGTTCTACGAGGTCGGCACCAGCCCGCATGTCAGCAATGACGGCGACTGGAACCTCCAGAACGATCCTATCGCTCTGGACGCCACCGGCAGCCTGACCGCTGCGATGATCCTGGGCGGCATCGTGACCTCCACCACGGCATCTGCCGTGACGGCCACGCCTCCGACCGGCACCGTGCTGGACGCGGCGACCACGTTGGCCGTGAATGACTCGGTGGACTTCGCCGTGATCAACACGGGCGGCGCGAACACCTTCACGATCTCCGTGGGCGGCGGCGTGGCGGGTTGCACGCTGGTGGGCAGCATGGCGGTTGCCGCGTCGAGTTCGGGCATGTTCCGGGCGCGCAAGACGGCTGCTGCGACGTACACGATCTACCGCATCGCGTCCTGATCGGTAAGCTGAGGCATGACGCGGGCGGTGGTCTGAGGCTGCCGCCCGCGTTTTTACATCGGGAGACTAGGATGCCGTTGAAGAAGGGCTACTCGCAGAAGTCGATCTCGGCCAATGTGTCGAAGGAGATGAAAGGTGGCAAGCCGCAGAAGCAGGCCGTCGCAATCGCGCTGAACACGGCGCGCACGGCGGCCATGAAGGCCGGAAAGCCGAGCAAGGGGCCTGCGCCGAGGGCGAAGAAGTGAAGACGCCTCCCGGCCTGTACGCAAACATCAACGCCAAGCGCAAGCGCATCGAGGCCGGCTCGGGCGAGAAGATGCGCAAGCCTGGCGCGAAGGGCGCACCGACCGCCGCCGCGTTCCGTGAGTCGGCCAAGACCGCCAAGAAGGGCAAGAAGTGAGCGACCAGATCCTCGTCTACCGCAGCCCCGGCCCGCACTGGGGGCCTCCGGGCACGACCTACGACTGCAAGGGCGTGGAGCCCGAGGAACTCGCGCAGGCCGTTGCCGATGGCTGGCACGAGTCGTTTCTCGCGGCGGTTGGCCTGGAGCCCGTGAGCGCGCCGGCCGAGCCCGCTCCCGAACCCACCGACAACGCCCCGCCGACCCGTGCCGAGATGCTGCAGCAGGCCGGCCTGCTTGGCATCAGGGTGGATCGTCGCTGGAACGACGAAACGCTGCTGGCGAAGATCAACGCGGCGATGGCCGCTTCTGTGGCGCAAGCCGACGACGACCCGATCTGAGGACCGAACCATGATCTACGGACCATTCGCACCGCGCTACGGCGCTGGCCAGACTATCGCAACGTCGGTGGCCTCTGCCACCACGACCATCGGCGTGGGCAGCAAGTGCTTGCGGCTGATGAACCTCGACAGCACGAACGCTATCCATGTGCGCGTGAGCATCGGCACGAGCACGGCCACGACCGCCGATCTGATGCTTCGCCCGAACCAGACGATCATCATCCAGAAGGACCAGGACTTCGACACCGTGGCGCACATCGCTGCGGCC